TCATATGCTGTTTTAATTTCAGAGTCAGTTTGGTCAGCGGTCGCGTTGGCCTCAATACCATCGAGCTTAGAACCGTCTGCAGCCACGTCACGCCCATCAACAGTTCCACCTACAGTAATATCTCCTGATGCAGCAATATTTACAGCGGAGGAAATAGATCCAGAAGAGATACTTAAAGTACCGTCGCTAAGAGCAGGAGCAACTAAAGAATCTGTTGAGTTATCAAAGTAAATACGAGAGTCACCCTGTAGACTTCTAATCCCTGAGCGACCATCTGTTAAAACAATATTTCTATGACTGGCGGGAACAGTAGGATTTGTAGTATCATCAGTATTTTTCTCAATTACAACAGTTGTAGCTACACTAGCAGTCGGAGCAACTGCATTACTATCAAAAGTTCCTGCAAAAGTTCCTGCAAAAGCCCCCTCAAAGTTACCTGCAAAATTACCATTTAAGTTACCTGCGGTAATAGTGTCCTTTCCTGGATTATAAGTAAATGCTGAACTTGCAAAAATATCAGACGTTCCAGTTCTTGAATCTACAAAAGCCATGAAATGGGCAGCATCCAGCATTACGGTGCCTGTTCCGGACCCATTAGCTGATGCAACAAAGTCTGTTTGTATAACTGTCCCTGTGCCCTGACTAGCCGCAGGAGTTTCTACGACGGTTCCAGTTCCGGTACCAGCTCCCGTTGCTGTAAAAACTGCTCCAATATCGTTAGAGCTTGCCCCTATTGATAGAAAGTTAGAGGTGCCGGGAGATACAATTCTATATTCTTCTCCGGCAGATATTGCATCAGCCGAAATTGCAGTGCCTGCACTTCTTGCTTTAAATATCTCTCCTACGGAAGGGGTAGGGGAGCTTCCATAAGCAATCCAATTAGACAAAAGTAATACAGTACCGGTGCCTTCCCCTGTAGAACCAGATTTTGTGAAAACTGTGCCTACATTATTATCTGCGGCACCTATTTGAGTAAAGTCAGTAGTCCCCTGTGATACTATCTGGTATACAAAACTATTTTCAGCAGTATCAACATCCTGAGCCGTACCCAAGTTAGTAATTAGATACTCATCGAAGGAAACCAAACCATCATCTATGCCAAACTGAGAAGCACCTATACTCGTCCAGTTGGTAGTTCCTGCGCTTTTAATAACATAAGCCGTTGCATTTACAATATCCGCAGCAGGAATAGTTGCGTCCTGTACGCCAATTTCAGCAACAGGAGTATTTTCAACAGTAGTAATAGAAGTTATTCGACCTTGTTGGTCTACAGTTATTCTAGGTATAGTACTCGACGTACCATATGTGCCCGTAGATACAGAAGTATTATCTAAGTCTATAGTAACTTCATCAGGAGTTACAGTTGTAGTTATACCTGTACCACCTGATATACTTAGGGTATCTGCACCTATTTCTACTGTATTTGTGCTACCAACATCTGCTGTAATAGAAAAGGAAGCCCCTGACAGTCCTATTACGTTATTCTGCCATACACCTTTGCTTGCATTGTAAGTCCAGGTTATGTCCCCCGACGAGATAGTATCGCCGTCACTAGGGCTTGAAGGAAAAGTTAAAGCCATAGTAATCTCCTAGATTTCTACCCATTGGAAAGAGCTGCCATCATAATAATAGATGTATGTTTTTAAATCAGCAGTATCTCTCCACATATCTCCTTCTTGGGCGGGAGTGGGTGCAGTAGCAGATTGAACTAAAAATACTGAACCACGATTAATATGTACAATACTTTCAGTGCCGCCAACACTCTTCTTAATGTACATATCTCCATCATAGGTATTAATTGCAACTTCTCCAAGTTCAAGTTGCGAAGTGGTAGGAGCAGTATTGGCAGAGCCAGACCGCTTTAATTTGATAGTTTGTGCCATTTGGCTCTCCTAAATGCTGCGTATATACGCGGGAGAAAAGATATTAGTAGGTGCCGCCATCTAAAGTATTAGACCATTGAGCAGCTCCACTTCCGTTCATAGCTAAAATATAATCGTGATTTGTTGTGCTTGCATTTCCCGAAGGTTTTACGAGTCGGGTATACCCTCCATCAGAGGCTGCTCCAATAAGTAAATCACCAACTGCTGTTGTTGAAATTCCCTTAATTCGTAAAGCATCTGCCGATACCTCTAATGTAATATCATCATCGTTTACATTTAACGTGTTACCGCTTTTTGAAAGCGCATCACCAGCAACAATTTGACCGGCACCTGAAAACTGAGTAAATACTAAATTACTTGTGCCAAGAGTAGCTTCTCCTGTTACATTAGTAAGAACGAAACCATTGTCCCCATCGGAACCTTCCTCGACAAATACAAATAATCCACCGGTTACTTCAGCATTAATATTGGCATCCGAAGATCTAGTGAGTACTGCGCTTGCAGCTGGATCGGCCGCGCCAACAGTTGTAACTTCATATATGCCGTTTTCAACTTGACTTGTTTGATTCTGCACAAGTACTCTATCACCCTGTGATAAAGCAACGCTATCAATAGTAAGTGCGCCCGTGGCTGTTGCAGTAAGAGTTCCTGCAGAATTATCATAGGAAGCGGTAAAGTTAGCTTGAGTAGCAACGCGAACGGAGTCTTTTATATCTAATGCTTGCTTTACAGCATCTACATATGCTTTAGTGGCTGCATCTTGTGCCTGAGTAGGATCCACAACATTAGTAATTCGGCTAGAGTTTACATCTACAACACCCGTACCGTTGGGATTTAAGGAAATATCACCATTAGTATCAGTAGAGGATATTTCATTTGCTGTTACATTAATATTTCCTGCAGTAAGATCTGTGATAGACGTTGCTAAACTTACAAAGCCTCCTGAAACATTAAAATCACTGCTATTAAAAGACGCAGTACCTAAAGAAGCTGCTCCAGCATTTGCTCCATCGGTAGCTGCAGTAGCGCTAACAGTAAGAACTACGTCATTACCGCTTGTAGTAACTGCTGTATTGATTGGGTTTGTACCCAAAATTTTCAGCTCACCATTAAGCTGCGCTAAATCTTGCTCTCCCCCTACATCATCAGAAACCTTTAAAACAGTAGATACTGCTTGAAAAGTAAGTTCTCCAGCTGCATCAGAAACCAGAGCATGTCCACTAGTGCTAGCATCAGCAGTAGGGAAAGTATATCCAGCGGCTCCATCGGCCCCAAGGTGTAGCTGTTTATTTAATTTAATCTCTTCGGCAGAATTAGTGGTAATAAGTGTAATATAATTATTAGTGCCTTCACTAATTGTTAATCCTGTTGCAGAATTATCTACAATTTTAAGCTCTGTAGCTTGGCTAGATACATCTACAGTCCCTGCATCAATATCAAGATTTCCTGTTCCTGTGTCAATTTTTACATTACCGGATACTGCAGTAATCGCATTTGCATCAATAACAAGATTGGCAGTTTTAAACTTATTTACTTTTCCGGAAGAATCTACAAGAATTGCACTTTCTGCACTTTCGTTTAGAGTGCCTGGAGTGTGGGCCATTAAATCTGTAAAATATTTGCCCCCAATTACATCAATGCTAGCCGCGTTGCTTCCAGCACCAGGTCGTCCAATATAAAGTTTGTTTTCGGTTGAGTGAGCATTATAGGCTAACTCACCTACCGCCATAGTGCTAGGAGTTCCTGCACTTGCGTGACGTCTTTTAATTTGAATTGTCTGAGCCATTTATGAACTCCGGGGTAGCCTAAAAGGCTCCTGCATCTAGTGTGTCTGAATCTCCTTCAGCTGCACCTACAATTATAGGTACCCACTCAAAAGTGCCAGTACTAGTTTCGCGATATATTTTTACTTGGTCATCGTCCGTATCATACCAAATATTTCCCTCACTTACAGAAGAGCCCCCTGTTGGGGCCGGTGTATTATCCTGTGAATAAGAAGCCAGATCGGCTAGCTGCTTTACAGCGCCATCTATAGTTGTGGCCGTAATTTGGCCATAAGGAGTAAAGTATACGTTAGACGCAGATGCAGAAATAGGAAGAGCAAAGTTATTCACTACTAAATCGGTCTGATCTCCCACAACATTTACAGAGATCGCACCTTCTTCACTTACTGTTATCTCTTTTACTTCTTCAGTGATACTAACCTGAGTAATGTCTTGATCAGCCACTTGCTCCCACCGTAATTCCAGCAGTAAGATTTACTGTGCCTTCGATAAGTCTCTTAACTGTGACATTATCCGCAGTATGTATTTCTAAATCGTAAACATACAGACCCGGCGATAGCGCCGCAGTAATATTTGGAAGTAGTTGCATTTTTATCGTACCGTCCGTTACTGGGTCAGGAATAGTGCAAGTAAATGTAGCGGCTACATCAGTAGCACTCTTGCTAGTTTTCATCTTTGCACGAGCCGCGTAGCCGTCAAGGTTTTTAACTACCCCGGCTTCCTTAATAATCAAGTCGATCGCAAAAGTCGATCCTTGGTCAATCACTAGGTCATAGTTAGCTGCGCTCATTGAAATTCTCCATGATTAAATTATAACAAAGGGGACATGCGTAGTCAAGAATTATTTTTTAAGTGGTTAAGTTAATTTTCCGAGACGCACTCTTAACACATTATTCGAGTCTTTAATGTCTATTCTGGTATTGCTACCATCAAAAAACATAGTAGAAGCACTCGATGCTGTGGATGAAATAGTTAACTGCTCTGCATCAATACTTCCTGTTTTTATGTTTGCTCCATCAATGGAAGTAGCGTCAGTACCTCCATTAATAGCAGTGGGCCCGCTAGAGAATGTACCATTACTAAATGTTACTACCCCTGTAAAGTTAGTATACGCAACAATAGAAGAATAAGTAACATTAAAACTAGAACTTCCTGCAGTAGTTTCTGTGCCATAATACCTAATTGTATGATGCGTATTGGAGCTAGTAGGAACTTGAGGCCTAGGCGAGTTTCTCCAGCAATTTGTAGTTCCATTGTCATTTATATTACCACCTGAAACTACACCCGTTGAAAAAGTATACAAATTGCCGGTAGGAGTAGGAACTGAACCGCTCGATTTTTCATAATATAAATAGCCTTGTACCGTACGTAGTCCCGCAGGCCCCTGGCTTCCGTCCTGTGCAAGTAAAGAAGAAGAAGCCCATTCACTGGCTGCTATAGTATCTGAGGATAGTCTGCTAATTGCTGCTGCCTGAGAGGTCCACAGATAAGCTCCACCAGTGGAAGGAATACTCGAGCTCCATCCATTTGCAGTTGTGAAGGAAATATTTCCGTTAGAAAATGTATAAGTGGTATTACCTGAGGGTAAACTGCCAGAACTACTGCTACTATTGTTTTTCTTATAAATTCGCACTGTAGCACTATTAAAACCAGCTATACCCTCTTCTCCATTTTGAGCAAGAATTACGGGGGAAGACCACTCCCCAGATCCTACGGTATCTGTCGTTCCGGTGCCAGAAGCAACAGCAGCCACTATATATAAAGCGGAAGTACCGCTAGGGATATCTTTTTGCCAACCATTAGACAAGTTAGTTGTTGTAATTTTACCTGTTTGAAGACTAACTTCTACGGATCCCGGATTAGAAGTTATCGCGCTTGAAGACCTTTGATATGCATATACTAATGCGGTTTTTGTTCCTGGAGTCCCCTCGCTTCCGTCTTGCGCGATTAAAGAGCTCGCAGCCCATTCACCGGCTGCTATAGTATCTGATGAAGTGGTACTGGCGGCTGTAGCCTGTGAAGTCCATAAATATCCGCCTCCGGTGGAAGGAACTGTAGACGTCCAACCATTGGAAGTTGTAAAAGAAATATTTCCACTAGAAAATGTATAAGTGGTGTTACCAGAAGGCAGGCTGCCGGAGCTACTGCTACTATTATTTCTTTTATAGATTCGAACTGTGGCGCTATTAAGCCCTGGATCTCCTGCCTGCCCATTTTGGACAAGAATTACAGGGGAAGACCATTCTGTAGCTTCTATAGTATCGGAAGTACCTGTTCCTGCAGCAGAAGCAGCTACAACATATAGAGGAGCAGTACCGCTAGGTATAGTTTTAGACCAACTATTAGCCAAAGTACCTGTTGTAATTTGTCCAGTTTCTAAACTGACCGTTACTGCGCCCGGATTAGAAGTTATCGCACTTGAAGATCTTTGATAGGCATATACTAATGCTGTCTTTGTACCATTACTACCAATAATACCTGCTCTAGCCTTAGAATAAGAAAAAGTCTTATTAAAAACAGGGCCTCCATGATTAATAGTTATAGGTATACTTAAAGTACCTGAGTCATTACTCGATGAAACTGCTGTAATATCAACTTCAAAATCTAGTGCAGGACTCGAGCCTACAGTTCCTGTAGAAACTGTTAAACCATTGGAAGGGCTCTGAGTGACAGTTCCCACGGTATACGTGTTGTCTGCTGGATCTGAAGAATTATCATAATAATATCTGATATCCCCATTAAATACGTTTACCGTAAAGTCAGCCCCGGCTACAGAGGAGACATTGCCTGCAGGATCTGCTTGAAATACATGAGACTCGTGACCTAATAATGCTGAATAACCACCCTTAGGCTGAGCACTGGAAAGATACGGATCAAAGGAATATTCTCCCGATGAAAAAGTAACTTCCCCTAATATAGCATCTGCTCCTTTATCAGGATTAAATGCAGGGGTGTAAATATTTACGCCAGACACAGTACGAGTAAAAGGAGACCCAGCTTGAAGTTCAGTATCGCTTATAACTCGTCGCACAAGTTTATATTCTGCAGCAGCAGTTTCAGTGCCGGGAGCTCCCGCAGAAGTAACTTTTATTAACTGACCTTCACTAATATCAGTAAAAGTAGTAGAAGAGCCTATCAATCTATCCGAACCTGAGACCGTACTAACAGTACCCGATACAGTTAATAAACCATTATTAGAAGCAGCTCTTTCTTTAAAGTAAGATGCCTCCGTCTCGTTTCCGTCTATATCTTCTACAGTTTCATCAGTATGTACAACAAAACTGCGGAGAGGATTAGTAGAGCTGCTAGAATCAAAATAAAGATACATAGTATCAGAGGATGACATGCCAGAAAAACTTTCTGTTCTCTGGGCAGAAGTAGCATTGCTGAAAACTATAGGCGCGGCAGCAGGGGGAGTAAATCTAAAATTACGAGAGTTTATAGTAAATACTCCCGTTGTAGAATTAAAATTAAAAGGGGCACTAAGATCTCCGCCCTGAGCCACAGATTGTATATTTCCGGTAGAAATAAGAGGACTGCTAATTGCAACATTAGCTATTTCCCAAGCAGATTTTGCTCCTAAAGTATTTACAGTTCTAACTTTTACAGTGTAAGATCCAGCCGCCACATTAGATATAGCAAAAGAGGTTGAGCCTTTAGGAGCCTCTACTGTTGTCATATTTGCAGGGCCTGAACCATTCGGCAAAAGGTCATGCGAAATTTCAAAACGCTCTATAAATCTATAATTTCTTGTGCGAAGAGATCCTGAAGAATCGGTATATGTTTCTGTAGGAGGAGTCCAGCCTATAATACCCTGATAAGCTGAGGTTTGACCCGAGGCAGACGGGTCGCCTATAGGTGACATTTCTAAGGAAACTCCGCTTGGGGGAGGAACAGGCCCGTTCGCCTCTGTAGCCGGTATGTAATCAGTAGTGTATGTTGGAATAGATACATCTATTTCATCAAACTTTAGCTCATCATATTGAGTAGCAGATATAGAGTATTTACCTGCTCCATCCTCTGCTAATCCGGCTACCCTGAAAGTTTTCAAGTTGCTGCTATCAGAGGTGTCTCTAGTTATAGCCCATATATAGTCTTGCAGAGGAGCTTGCGAAAAAGCACCACTTACAGTAATACTGGTAGCTGTTGTGCCTGCATTAGTAATATCTTTAACCTCTACACGACTATTCTTACTGAACTGCACATCTATATGATTACCCGCATTATCAAAGTAGTTTACTGCACTTTCTGCAGTAGGAGGGTTATTTACTAAATCTATAAGATTGTCATCTTCATCCCTAACCTCGGGAAGAAAAGCCCCTCTAGTGTAAGTAGGAGGCGTGCCCCCCGTTCCTATAGTAGCAGAATCTTGCGCTAAGTATACTGAGGCGCCCGGAAAAATAATATGCAGCTTACAGTCAGTTCCTGCTGTATTCCCTGGACCAAAGTCTACTTCCCTATCCAAAGCTATAGTGGAGGTCGTACTACCGGAGGACACTCTTCCAGATGCTTCAATATTTTGATCGTCTTTATCCTGAACATTGATTATATCACCGGGTCTTAAGAAAGAAGCATTTATACCTGTAGTAAATGAAACAATTTCGGTTTCTTTAGTGTCGGTGTAAAGGTGCCACTCGGCTAGTCTAGAAGCCTGGGACTCCGACGTGCAGCCAAAGGCTACAATATCCTGAGGAACTACTTTACCTTGTAATACTATGTTTGCCGTGTCTTCTACAGTAAGAATTGTTTTCTTGTAAAACTCATCAGGATTATTCCATGTAACATTAATTTGGTTAACTCTCGCTCGCTGCCCCGTATAAGTATACTCAAAAATACCCTGCTCTACATTAGCCTTAGTAAAGGTATAAACTGCTTCTTTTGGAGAATCCTGTACTCCTACAATCTTACCATCAATCCAAGCTAACATCCCTCGAAAAGAGCTTGCGAGATCTTTCAGTACTTTGTAACTTTCTTCGATAGTAGATAAGTACACATTGCAGGAGAATCTTGGTTCTTGACCTCCCTTACCGTCAGAAACTAGTTCATCACAATATCTTGCAATTTGATAGAGAGAAAACTTATCTATGTCATCCTCACTGATAAACTGTCCTAACCCATAATCCTTGTCAGTAAGTATATCATAAAAAACCCATGCAGGATTATTGCAATATACTTTGCCAAAATTAACATTTGTAGGAGAAAGACTTTCGTCCCCTCTAAAAGATCCTGTCCATGGAACATAGCTATTAGAATCCGCCCCGGCGCTGGTTCTAGTATATTTTGCCGAGGCTGTGCCTGTCTCTTCGCGAGTTATATAGTTACTAGGGACTTTAATTTTTTTGCCATAAATATGGTAAGACCTGCTGGGAGGGCTTGTAAAATCTTCTGCGGAGTAGCCTACAACTGCATAAGCTGAAGTTGCATAATTAAATTTATTTTCTATAATTGCTTCATAGGAGTCTATGGTTGCATTTAGTACAGCATCATTATCATCACAGTAGTCTTTAACGCCTTCAGGACTCAATCTCCTAACTTCTAGGCTCCACGAACTAAAGGGTTGGTATTTCTTAATGTCGACATCATATGTTGCTATAAACGCAGGGTTATTTCCTTTTTTCTGAATTAATCCAGTATTTCCGCCATTTGCTACACGCCCTCCCCCTGGATACTTATATAGAGATAACCCTACGCCTCTAGTATTACTGTTAGCTACAGTAGAGGACCAATTAGGGACACTTTGCAAAAAATCACTTCCCCCATAGTCTCTCCCGTGAACTAATACAGAGGTAGCTGAAGAAGCACCTTCTGTGGTATACTTAAATACTACTTGAAACTCTGCATAAGCAGTTACATCTTTTCCCTTTGAATCTATATGTCGTAGTCCGCCAGGAAATTTAATATTTACTTTTAGTCTATCTATTTCGCTTGCAGTGTACTGCCCCAAGGAAATATTTGAGGATACTAATGCTCCAGCGGCAGGGCTTTGTGTGCCCTGTCCAGACGGGGCATTTACTGCATTAACAAGTTTTAGAGGCTGGTTAACTTGATATACAAAACCCGCATTTTGAGAACTGCCTACTGAACTCTCGTACTCCTCACCAAATCGAGTACCTCGAAAAAACGAAGTTTTAACATTATCATACGCTAAATTTTTGCCGGAGTTTTGTATATTGTATATATTGTCGACAGAAGCCGAAGATACTCGTACTATTCCGCCACTAATGCTTGTGGGAACACTGGATACAAGGGTTGCGGCTCCATTGTTAGTAATAGACGATATTTTTATAACTTCATCAATAGTTATGGTAGTACCGTTTGCAACACTAGTCAGAGGAGGGGGCCATATTAGAGCATTAGTAGATGAGTTTATAGTTCTTACAATACCTCGGTATTCAGTTCCATCAGGGCCTGCTCCAGGAATACGAACAAAGTATCCTGCGGACGATAAAACACTAGCACTTCCACCTCTAGGATCCAAAGTGTGTTTTGATTGAAACAATGCGGAGCTCACATTAACTCTTGAAAGACCTCTAGGGAGCGCTCCTGCAAGGGTGGAACTTCCGCCACCCCCTTTTATTTCTAAATACCTATCTCCGTCATTTAAATCTATATTTGCAAATAAGCTTCCCGCGCCCGTAACGGAAGTACCAGAAATATTTGCAGTAGAAGCCCTGCCTGTGATATTGCTGTTTGCATCATCAAGAAGAGCAGTGCCATTTAGATATACACTAGCTTGCCCATTAACTAGGCCTCCTATTTCACCACACGCAATTAAGTCTACAATACTAGCGTGTTGATTTTCATATATTGCTGGCATAATTAAAGACCCACCTGTAAAAATGTCCATTTAGACCCTGTGTCAATATTTCTCGAATACTCCGAAGCTCCTGTGTAGGATACACTTATAGGCATGCCTCCTACTATAAGCTCTCCATACGCTACCGGAACGGGGAGGCCTTGGGTTATCGTATTTTGTGGACCATTAAATAAATAAGAAGGATCTGTGCCTTCGTCTGTTTGAGGTCCCGGAGCTAGTAGTTGGGTTATCCCAGCGATTGCTAAGTTAAGTGCAAGCATGGTTGCCGACACCGTAGCATAGGCGGCAAATCCTGCTGTACCCGAAGCAATTGCTTGCATAGATGCAGCCAGAGTTGGCCCTGTTCCCGGTAGAAGAATAACCGTTATTATCGCTAGTGCTGCTAAAATCTTAGATCCTGCACTTTTAGATCCTGCAGGAACTTCAGTAATAATTATATCCTCATTATTTAAAGATAAAAATAACTCATCTGGCTTCTCTAAAAACTCCTCGCCTCTTTGTATTTCAAACCCAACTCCTGCTTCTGCTGCATCCACTAAGTATTTTCTAAACCCAGGAGTCTGACACTCTATTAGTTTAAAAATATCTCTAATATTAGAGCACTCGGCCTCCCAATGTGGACCAAATTTTTCTATTCCTCCAACTAAATAAACTGATTGCATCTTACTATCCTATGTAAATGTATACCCCATCCTGAGTGTAAAGACTCTCTGCAAGAAAGCCTATTAACAGCATGGTGTAAAAACATATCTTCTCCTATATATACTCCACAATGGTTGGGTACATTTGAAAATACTTTAAAAATTAGCGCGTCTCCTATCTTAGGAGAATCCACTTCTGTAAATCCGTACGACTCAAATAAGTCATCAAAATAATTAAAACCTTTTTCCCACCAGTCGTCTTCAAATACAGTTTTTGGCAACTCAATATTATACGTTTCGCTATAATAGTCCCTAACTAGAGAGTAGCAATCATACTTTCCAAATAAATAGTCTCTTCCTAACAAGGGATGTCTTATCTTGGGCGGTGTGTATACAAATTTATCTACATCAGGTAAAGAGTATATAATATAAGGTATCTCCAAAAAGTCACTGGCTTTTATATCAGATTCGCTAGGCTCACAAGAAGCGTCGGGATGACTATGTACTATAGCTTGCACATCTCCTAGTAAAGCTGCTTTTGCGTAATCCTTTGGAGAAATTACAAAATCTTCTTTAGGATTTTCCGCAATATTCTCACAGTGCCTCCAGACTAGCTTACCTCTTTTATTCAGTAATAATCCACAACCCTCATTTGGGTAGTCATTAAATAAATCTTGTACTATTTCTTTATCTACGTTGTCTGGCACCTGGAAATCCTCCAAAAGGTAATGCTATGTTTGCTTCAGTAGTGTCTATTCCCCCAGTTACACTACTATGCTCTCGTGCGTTGAATCTAAGAGAGCAGGACTTTATTTTCTTTCCACATATATCACCTTCTGTCCAATATATACCTTCTTTAATAGTATCATGGCTGCCCCCAGTTTGTGTGAACTTATTGACTTGCCAAAGTTTTCCTGAAGATAAAATATAGTTACTATATCTACTATCCTTGTACGAATAATAAGTAGTTGATGATGAATAGTTAGAGTATACTCGTACTCGTCTCCAACTAGCACTTGCATCATTAGGAGAAGTAGAAGTGGCTGAAAGTGCTTGCCAATACGCCGTAACAGTTTGATTACTAGAAGATGTTTTTGTTACTTGTACTTGAGTTTCATTAGTAATGTAGTAAGCTCCCTCAGTCGAGGTACCAGAGAATACAGACATACCGCTAAATATAGAGGCAGGTACAATATACTCATCAAATTTATTCATAAAAATTTTGTCTACATCTGTAGCAATTAATTTTTGATCCCAGGTACAGCCTCCTATCTTGTCTTGCGTTTGAACAGCGGAAGAAGCGCCTCTATATTTAAAAGGGCAAGCGCCTCCAATAATTACCCTTAGGAAGCGTAATGCCAGCTAGGTCAAAAGGGGCTGCTAGTTCAAAAGTGACAACAATAGCTGTTTTCGACTTTATTCTATCTATTACGTAAGTTGCTTTCGGAAATTCTACTGGGGCATTTCCTGACCCAGAGTCACCAGTACCCCCAACTAAATATTTCTCTAAAGTTGTTCTTCTAGTTAGTCTCTTTCCTATTAACTCTTCAAAACCTAACCCACCTATCTCGTTAGAGAATACCGAGCCTAAATTTGCTACAGATATCTCAGGTCTAGCATATGACCCATCTGAAGACACCTCAATACCCTCCATCTCTATAGGAATGGCTACGTATGTGAGTATATTTCCCTCCGAATTTCTAAACTCTATATCATCACTATTTTCATCCACTCCTGCATGGAAGTGTGCAAAAGACCCCGGAGCATACTCTAGGTCATATAAATGTATATATCCCGAGTTTATCTCTTGTTTCTGAACATCTTTAATTAGGTCACTCATGCTTCGTAAACCCTTCTAAGCGTAGCTGTGCAGGAATAAAAATCATTATTATTGTAAGAGACACTAAATGTATCAACTACAGCCTTAATCGTAGTCTCTAATCCCGATGAATTAGTGTCAGGAACTGTAAAGCTAAAAGCGGTGACCCCCTCTTTTGCACTAAAAAAGGATGCGATATCGTCTATCTCTGCTTTTGGTCTATTATTAAAGGAAACAGAGTATTCCTCTCTTAAATTATTAATACCCGCTACGGCTCTTTGCTCATATCCGTCTCCAAAAGAAATTCTATGCACATTAGGAGTAACAGTCCTAGCCATTGTTCTATCAGGAATTCTTCGTGCATTACCTAAATCTAAAAATCCTAGTGCCATTACGCTGCTCCATATCTACTAAGTATACCGCCCGGACGTTTTTGCTTATGCAGCTCTTCTTGAACCACACTAGCAACAACTTTTCCTAAAGCGGCTGCTTGATTCTGTTGGGATGCTTCATTTTGCGTGCTGCTTGCATTCCCCTGATTATCAATATTAATATTAATTCCAATAGTATTATTAGAGGTACCCCCTCCTGTCATTTCTACAGGGATGGCATTACCATTAGGCAAAGGAACAACCGCTTCAGTTCCATGTAAAATTGCTGGGTACCCTGCATTTCTTCCTCTTGCTATGCCGCCCTCTGAATAACCTTTCGCAATACCCCC